ACAAGTTCTTCTGCTTTTGCTAATGCATGGTAATAGTCTGTAATACCATCAGCAAAAATATCAGTTTCTAAATCTAAATCATTATCTTCTAATTTCATAGCAGTATAAACTGCATTACTATTATTAATAGATATTAGACTAGTATAGTTATCAGATCTTGTGGTCCAATAAATAAATGAACCTTTTGATAATTTTCCAGCAATACCTTTACCTGTACCACCTGAGTCCTGGGCTGTTAATCTAATTCTGTATTCAGTATCTTTAGTTAGAGTCACTGTACCTGTAGTAGTAGCTTGCCAGTCAGTAGCCGCTCCTGAATATAACACTGTACCTGTAGTAGTAGTTATGGAAGCTGTTGCAGAGTTATCACCAGTGAATTCAAAAGTATATGCACCTGTTTCTTTTACAAAGAATTTCCATGTTTGATCAAAAGAAGAACCACTGCCCGACCATACAGAGTATTTCTTAAGCAGAACACCACCTACACTATCATTCCAAGCATCATCTACTGATTGTGGGTATTTAAATCCACCTACTCCTCTTAGAGAAACACCTGTTTCTTTAGGAGGCCATGATACTGTGTCTTCTTTAAAGTTTTCAGATTCATTATGGAATCTTACTGTACAATGATTTAATCTCTCGCTTGAAGTAGGCCAGTTAATACTTACATTATCATCAATAATTAAATCATCATCTGTAAGTGTATTTGCAAGTACAATATTAGAATTAGTTGTTGGGTATTGTATGCTTAGTTTATATTTACCGCCAGACCAAATAAGTCTTGCATCACCCATTGTTGAGAGAATAGATTCAACATTTTCTCTTAGTGGTTTTTGGGTATCAATAATCGCATTACATTCGTAGAGTCTAATAGTTCTAGTATTACTAGTTGTAACTCCCTCAGCACCTAATGTTCCTGTTGTAGGCTTATAAATTTTTCCGCCTATAGATGCATTAGATAATACTGTAGTATCACAAACTAATTTAGCATTATAAAATGATTCTAAATCAATTAAGCTATTATCTAAACCTTTTCCAGATGTATCATCTAACAAATAGTCTAGTAAACATAATGCAGGATTATTAGAATATGCTCTAGTGCTAGAAATAGCATAAGTATAATTACCTACAGAACCTGATCTAGTAATATCTTTAACCTTTTTACCTTCAATAAAGAATTGAACAGTAGGTACACCATTTAAGGCGGGATCATCTCTATCTAGTTTAATACAGACAGAAGCGTAAGCTAATCCTACTTGATCTTTGATCTGAGTAAAAATAGCATTAACTCGTTCTGGATTATTTGCAGTCATAACTGCATCTGCTATTGGTGTATCTCCATAATGCAAATCAATACGTAAACCTGATTTTACTGAACTAGATGTTGTATAAGTGTATGGTACATTTTCACCATCCCCTGCACTTGTAGTTATTGTTTGAGTAGTGGATAGGTCTGGATCATCTAAATACCTAGACTCTTCTAATACTACATCGTATACTCTATTAATTGGACCCTGACACATTGCTTGTTGGAAAAATAGAAATTCATTAGATCTACCTTCTACATTAGTATCAAATCCTGAACTTAGAAATACTTTATCAGAATTAGGAGTAGCCATTACAAAATTGTTAGACGTGTTATGATAAGACCTAACACCACCAATTTTTGCTCTACCATATACTATTGGTAAAGTTACACCTTCACCTTCTACAACTAATTCATAACCTTTACGAGCTTCAGCAGCAGCTTGTGCTTGCTTTCTCATTTTTCTAGCTTGTGTAACTTGATATGCAATAGATGCTAAGGTAATCCAAGTACTAACTGTAAGTCCTAAATAGGTTGCTGCTAATATTGCTGCCATTATTTCTTCCCCCATTTAAGTTGTAATACTCCAGAACCTTCGTATATTTGATCAAAAGAAGTGTCTGAAGAATCTCTGCCAAAAGTAGCATCTTTAGTAGTATAAAAAGCTTTTGTTAGATCAAGATCATTCATTGGACTTGAGCAATTAACATTTAATAATACTTCACCTGTAGTTCCAGTGTTAATACTATATTCTGTACTATCTATTTTTCCACGATATATTGTTAATAGATTAGCAATATCTAACTCTGGTAACTTAGTAGTTTGATTTACAAACCCTAGTTTAACATCTACAAGTTTACCAATTAAACCTGAATCTACACTTGCACCAAATACAAAGGTAGGATCAGCAAAACTTATTTTAAATAATTCTCTATCTACAGTAGATGATAATCTTGGAGTATCGATTTGTACTAGTTTGCCATCATTATAATATGTAGTAACTGGTACAGAATTATTTGTTATAACTACATCCCTATAATATGTAGTTGATCTGTATGTTGTACCTGAAGATACATATACTTCAACTAAATAGAATGCCTCAATAGTTGGTTGAGACAGTATATTTCTAACTGTTGTACTAAATTGAATCATAACTTCTCCAATAACCTTATCTGTCCAGTATCCATCATGATACCATCACTATAAACCATACCCGATACCACATCAGTATCATACAGGCATTGCATTTGAACATCATCTCTATATGTCATTGTACCAGTTGCAGCAGCAACTAATGTAGGGAAAATACTAATCGTACTTGGTGTACCAGTAGTAAATGTAACATTTGTTGTTGTCATATAAACCTTAGAATGATTTGAAAACTTTATAAAAGTACCCTTTGGAATTAAACCAGATAAACCAGATATACTTACTTGTCCAGAACCAATAGTTCCAGTTGCCGTGGCAGTTCCGTTAGCTGTTCTAGCTTTAATTACTCCATAGTTTTGAGGTACAATAATTGTAACTGCTTCAGAATACCCTTTAGTCACTAAATTAACCATTATGTCTTGGGCATTATCCGTATGAGGCTCAAGGCCAGCGTCGATTTCCCAACGTTGAGCACTCCTACGGCTAATAAACCTTTTTAGTGATAGGGTATCTGAAACGAAGACTGGTTGATTACTTCTTACAGTCAACGGTGCTGTAAAACGAGCAATCACCTCTCCATTTTCATAGATACCATACATAATATTACCTTAAACCTTTCTCTCTATTGTGGGAGTTAACCCCCTCAGCAATAGATGGGAGCATTCTATAAATTTCCGATTTTGTCTGACGACTAATATCGCCAGTGATATTTAAATTAACTACTTGTTGACCTTGATTAGACATAGCAGAGGCTACTCTAGCTTGTTGTGCTTCGTTTAGAATTACTTCACCTGCGTGAGCAAGAACTGGTGTAGCGGTACCTGAAGAACCAGGAATAACACCACCTGAAGCAAATCCAGGTAAGAAGCTAAAGAATGAACTAAAACCTGAAAGTCCTTTAGTAAAGAAGTCTCCAATACCACTTCCAAATCCTTTTAGTTTATCAAACATGCCTGTAATACCTCCAGTGCCACCTAATAAATCTTGAGCACCTGCAACTATTGAAACATACATTGGTTTTAGAGGAGATTCTCCTACAGTGCCAAATAGATCTACGCCTAGAGATTCACCTAATGATTTACTAATATCTTTAAATAAAAAGTCATTTAATTGACCAGCAAAAGCATCAGTAACAGTACTAGTAGCAGCATTTAAGAAAGTTTTGCCCCTATCTTTTTCACCAGTAATAGTATTTTTAATTAGGTCTTTACTTGAACCAAGCAATGAAGAACCAATTTGTTTCTTACGATCTTCTTGATCACTAATACCTTGAACGATAGCAAGCTCTTTTTCTAGTACAGCTAATCTCTCTTTATCTAGAGTATTTCCTTGTAGTTTTAAATTGTTTATTTCTTTATTAATATCAGCTATTTTTGTACTTGCAGCTTGAGCTAAACCAAATTCTTTAGGGTCTAATTTTCTTAATAAATCAGTAGGTAGTCCAGTATTAGCACTTATTTGAGAAAATAATTCACCAAATGTTGTTGGTTTAGCTTTAAATTCATCTAGGCTATTTGTAATTGCCTTGATGCTATCTTTAGCTTGATTAATTCTCTTTAGACTTTCTTCTGAAAGTGGATCAGCGCCTTTTTCAAGATCAGCTAATTTCTTTTGCTCTGTACCTAAATCAATTAATAGTTGTTTTACTGTAGTAGCATCTTTTCCAAAACCAGCAATATCAACAATTTTAAAGTCATACTTAGCCTTCTTAAGAATATTAGGTATCTCACCATTTACAAGTATATCAAATCTGTCTTTTACTTCTTCAACAGCTTTAAAATTTTCCTGTAATGCTGCTCTATCTAAAATCTTAAACGTATCACCCTCAGTAACTATTAGTTTCTTACGAGCATCATCTAGGTTATTAAGTTGTGTCCTAATAGCTTCAAACTTACCCGTGTCAGCATCTGTAAATCCTTGGAAGAATTCTTGACCAACAGTAACACCTGTACGACTAGCTAACGATTCTATTTTAGTAACTATATTACGATCTAACGCAGAATCTCTTTGTTTGTTTAATTCCTTAATTTGTCTATCAAATTCAGCAATCATTCCAACATCAAGGGTTGTTAAACCATTAGGATCATTTCTTCTAGTTAGTAGAAATTTATCTTTTTGATCTTGTAAAGTTCTTATCTGAGTAGTAAAGCCTTGTGCATCAAGAATATCTTTTGTAGCTAATCCAGAGGTAAATAGTTCATTAATGTCAATCTTTGATCCACTTTTAGAGATACTATCAGCAAATATTTCAAGAACATTCTTACCTTTGTCTCTCATAATACTAGCATACTCTGCTTCAGTACCTACAATTCTATCAGAAATTTCTTTAGCTCTTTTAGGATCACTTGGTAAACCTGTTATATTAGCCGATAAGCTCTTAAGTAAATTTTTGTCGTTAAAGCTTTGGACTAATAACTCAGACGCACGTTTAGACTCTGCTGGAGATAACATCAAAGACTTCATTAGATCAGCAGAAAGGTTTGTTTTACCAATTTGGAAACTAAAGTTTTCTGTAAAGTCTCTAACCTGAAATTCTTCTTGAATTATCTTCTTAGCTGCGATAGCTTGACGAGCAATAGCCGCCTTATAATTTGGTGGTAATCTTGGATCAGCACTTATAGCATCTGCCTTTTCAAGTTGTTCTCTAAACTTCTCTAGTCTGGCAGTACCTCTTGCCCCAAAAGCATCAATAAGCTCTCTGTTTAAGTTTACACCCAAACCTGATAAAGATTTAGATAAACCTTCATTTCCAGTTAGTCTTTCAATTTCTTTATTAAAATCTCTAAGTGCATCTCTACCCATTAAAAAGGCTTTAGCTAATTTTTCAGCATCAGTTCCTGCTTCTGCCTCGGCTACTTTTGCTTCTTGTAATCTCTTTGTATATACAAATAAAGCGTCTTGTAATACTTTAGCATTATCAGCTCCTGCAAATTTGAAGAAGTCAGGTACACTAATATTTGTACCAGCTATTTTAAATAAGTTTTCAAGTTTCTTTTTAAGAGACCCTGCAGCTTTAGATTGTTCTAACTCAAAGTTTAGATTTTCAACCTTAGCATCAATCTGAACTTGAATAGCTAATGCTTCATCACTACCTTTAGCTTTTTCGCTTAATTGTTTAAATAATGCTTCTAACTCATTTGTAAGTGCATTGACTTGAGCAGGATTATCAAAACCAAATAAATCTTTTAACTCTACCTTAATACCTGCGCCTACTTGGAATTTCTCTAATCCAGCTAATGCTTTCTGTGCATCACCTAATGATGTTTTATATTTGTCAACAGCGGCACGTTCTTCAGCCAGTTTCTTAAACTCAGTACTTAATTTATTAACTTGTTTTCGAGCAAGCTCTAGTTCTAACTCTGATCTTTTAAATCCACCAAATAGTCTTGAGAATATTCCACTAAATCCAGTTAGATTACCAATAGCATTATTAAGTCTATTAAATGCCATTACTGACATTTGTATTTCTTCTGGCTTTAGATATTTGTCAATCTCTTTAAATACATCTACATTAGAAGAAAGTTCTTTGTTTACGTCTCTAGCACGAGAATCATTAAACTTACTAAACTTATCAATTATCTTTTCAAAAGGTAATACAAAGTTCTCAATAGAAAAGCTTGAAAAGAATGGTACTTGTCTATTTAAATCTCTATTCATAAATGCGAATAAAGAACCTGCTTGAATTTCAGCAGCTTTCATAGAGGTAGCTAAATCATCCATGCTACTATTAAATGCGTACTTATCAGCCTTCTTATCAAATAAATCTCTAAGTTTCTGTAGGTCTGCTGTAGTTTCAGCTGTAACAGAACCTAAGTCTTCTTCTTCTTCTTTGGCTCTCTTAATAACTTCAGAGAGTCTAGTAGCTAAACTATTTAATGATTTAGATTGACCTTCGGTTAATTTACTATAGTTAATACCACTAATTTTTCCTGAGAAATCTAATGCTTGACCACCTAATTCAGACTTAGGTAATAATGCCTCTAATTGCTTTTGACCAGATGGTTTCATACGGAATAACTTTGCAAGCTTCTCAATGACATCATCAAGTTTAGCCATGAAGCCATCACCTTCACCAAATAACCATATTGCAATAGCACCAATACCAAGAGTAGCTACAATAGTAATAATGCCTGCTACTGATGTGACTATAAGAGCAATACCCTTAATAACAACTCCTATAGCATATATTATACTACCTACTACACCACCTAGAATACCACCTATAACTAAAATACCACTCATTAACGCTTTAAGACCAGCTGCTGTTTTAGCAAAGAAACCTATCCATCCACCAGTAAGTAATTGTAAAGAACCTGCAAGTACTCCAGTTGCAATACCTGCATAATTGATAGCCATACCTACACCCCAAAGGGCTTTGAGTCCAGCATTACCCATAATACTAAAGGCAGTAACTACATTCTTAAGTGCTCCACCAAAGAATGCCCAACCAGCTGGTGGTAGTAACAAAGCATAAATACCATAGTCACCTACAAAGGAAAGGATAGAATCAAATATATTAGAGGTAATACTAGTTGTCTCAGCTTGAGCGGCATTTGCTGCACCAGTAAACAATGCAAAGATAGAAATTAAAGCACCAGCAATAAATCCCTTTTTACCTTTAAATAGTTTACCAAGTAAGCCTTCAGGTCCAGCCATTCCTTCAACATCTACATTCATCTTATTTAAAACAGATTTAATGTTATCTGTATAAACTTTAGCTCTTAACGCTGGATCAACTCCTTCTTTACCAAGAAGAGAAGTATCAAGTAAACTTTTACTCTTACCAAGATCTTTGAGCTTATCTGCGGCTTTAGAAACAGTTTCTTTAATAGTACTAGAGGCAGATTTTACTTTTTCATCTACCTTTTTCTTTATTGAATCCCCTTCTTCTTTACCGAATAGGAAATCTGTAATACTTATTTTACCTTTAGTGTAGTCTTCTCTATTTTGACCGTTATTAATATTGCCAAGAACTTTACCTACAATGTCTTTTACTTTATTAATCTTGCTAGTTATTTCACTAGCTTTGATATCTCCAAATAAACTAGTAAATAATTTTGTTTTGGATATAGTAGCTGCTGCTGCTAAGGATTGCGTAATAAAGAATTTAAACACAGATGCGAGAGAATCTTTAATAAGTTTACCTGCAACATCCTCACCGAGCATTGCAAGAGTAACTAATGGAATGCCAGCAGCCAAAGCTACGGCCATGCTAACATGATCTGAGAATCCAGAGAATATTAGAGATACACCTGCAACTAAATACTTAAAGTTAGCGCCTAATAGGGCTTGACCTAATAATCCACCACTGTTTGCACTAGAGCCTGCTGATCCAGCAACAAAAGCTAAAAAGCCGCTTACAAATTCTTTAACAACAGATACTTTACTAAGTATAGTAGCAATACCTGCTCCAACTAAAATAGTACCTAGTAAGCCTGAATCCCCTACACTAAAGAAAGAGAAAAGACTAGAGATAGCAGAGCCAATAATACCAAACTGTTCTAGGAATGCTTTTCCAAATGCATCAGCAAATGTTACTAATTGACCTAGTAATTCAGGAATAGCTTCTATAGCTTCTCTTAGATAGAACCCAATAATAGATCCTGCAGTTTCACCAATTTCTTTAAATATATTAGCGTCAAATGCTTCGTATAATGCTTCTCCTATTTTTGGGATTAATGCTGCTTTGATTAATATTGCAGCACCCGAAAAGAATGCGGCAAATGTAGCAGGAGCTACTAATGCAACAATAGCAGCTAATACAAACACATCGGCAATATTCTTGAATACTGCGCCAAGTTCTTTGAGTGGTAGGCTAGAGATCATTTCCCTAACATCTATCTTTTCTATCTTAAGCTTTACTTTAGCTACAGTATCTTTTAGAGTATCTTTAACAGTACTACCAATGCTACTGTTACCAATTGTATCTCTTGTGTCTAATCCTTTTGCTGTAATTTTAGTAAAAAGATCTTTAGTACTATTTTTCAAATCAGAGAAAGAAGCTTTAACTTTCTTTGTAAATGCGTCTATCTTTGTTGTGCCTTCTGTGTATAACTTATCAGCCCAACGTAATACACCATCAACCATATCTGGCCAGTAAGAATTACCTACTACTTTATCGTATATATCAAAAAAGTAACCCTTAATTTTAGTAGCAAAGTCTCGTATAAAACCTTCTACTTTACTTAACTTGGTAAAAATACTATCTTCAATTTTGCTACTCATATAAAGCATATAGCCTACAATAGCAATAACAGTATTTTCGATAACAGCTCTTACTTCTGCAAATGCAGTAACAAATCCGTATAATGAGCCAATTGCTACGTCTAGGCCTAGCAAGTTAGACACTAGTAATTTGAGACCAGCAACACCTTTGACTTGGAGTATAGCGAATGTTTCCAATAGACTAGGGTTTAAACCAAGTAAACTCCTAGTAAGATAGATTAAATTAGTTGTAAATTCTGCAATATAAGTTAACGAGAGTACTACTGCAGGTGCAAAGAATCTCTGAATAGTATAGCTTAAGATCTGTAATGATTGTAGACCTAATTCAAGAAACCTATCAAAACGTATATTAGAAAATTCAATAAGTGGATTACTAGCAATACCTAATGCAGCACCAAATGTTTTTAGTACAGCTACACCTTGATAAAGAGGAGTTACAAAGAAGTCTCTAAATCCTACTGAGAAAGCTAAGAATCCAAAGAAATTATTTGGATCTAAACCCTTTGCAAGTTTATTTATATTACTTGTAAATTCTACTACTGATTTTGAATTAAAAATATCACCAATAGTTCTTGAAGTTCTAGTATCACCAAAGGCTACGAATAGACCTAATTGCTCGACTACACCTCTAACTAATTTTCTAAATTCAAATACACTATCATAAAAGGCTAAGAAAGAGATTCTTAGTCTTTCAAAGAAAAATGAGTTTGCCAACACTGTTAATGGCGTTGTAAATGTACGAATAACAGGTACAATAGCACTAATGTTTCTACCTACGGCAGAGAATAAATTTCCAAAAGCATTAATAACTAATTTTGCATCTCTAACTGTTTGACCAAATCTTGAACTTAAAATAGTAAAGTATACATCAGCAACTTCTGCTAAATTTGTTATGTATATTGAAATTCTATTTATGTTTCCACCAAGTATTTGTGAAAGTCCACTTGATTTAGATATCTCAGATAACAAAAGATTTACGGAATCTTTTAGTCTAATAATTGATTGTTCAAAAGTAGGAGCTAGTGTTTCAAATTCACTATTTAATTTATCTGTTTGACTTAGTAATGCTTTAAATACTACATCACTTGTTAATCTACCCTCTTCAGCTAGCTTTCTTAGTTCTCCAATAGAAGAACCAATTCCATCAGCAATAGCCTGTGCAATTCTAGGGGTTTGTTCTAGAACTGAGTTTAATTCCTCGCCACGTAATTGTCCAGAAGCAAGACCTTGCCCTAACTGAATTAAAGCGGCTCTTGCAGACTCACCAGCAGTACCAGAAATAGTAACTGCCTTTTGTACGTTCTCAGTAGCTTGTAATAGTTGTTTTGTAGATGCACCTGCATTCTTTAATGAAGAACCAAATTTATTAAATACACCTACTGTACCTTCCAATGAGCTTCTAGTCTTTACCGATAGAGCCAATAACTGGGATTGTACAACAACTAATTCTTTAGTCCTACCTACAACTAGAGCAATTCTATTCTCTAAATTTGTGAAGGTATCTGAAGCTCTAGTAATACTGTTAACTGCACCGAATGCAGCAAATGCAGCTGTAACACTAGTTGCAAGACCAGCTAATGTTCTAGTAGCGGAAGTCGTTGTCTTTTCTATTTTACCTACTGATGTAGAAAGTTTGTCTAAGTCCCTTTGTGCTTGTGACGAGTCAGACGTGACTTTCAATGCGATATCTGACATAAAATCTCCTTAAAAAAATGCCCTAAGATATATCACGAATAGTGTGATGCATCAAAGGGCAAAAAAATTATATTATAGTGGGTTCGAAACCACTTTTCATTAAAGTTTGTTCAATGAAATATGATGGTGCCTGTTTCGACCATCCAGCATTTAAATATGTAATATACTCAGCATCATTATTAATATAATGACTACTTTCGGTTAAGCTAATCAAAAATTTATTTGATAGTGAAAAGGAGATTTTGAATGACTCTTGTTTATAAGAAGTCCATCTACTTGCAGCATATCCTGTATCTTTTGGAGTAACTCTTTTGAGTTCTTCTATAGCAGTTTCAACAGCATTATCTATTATCTTGTTAGTTGAATCTTCTAATGCATTTGATATCTTTTTATCTAATGCCTTATTGACATTAAGTTTAATTTTTATCAATTGTAACCTCCCATGGGATACCATTATCTGCTGCAGCCATTTGAAGTTTATTCAATAATCCTGAGCTAATAATAGAATTTGCAAGTCTACTCTCATCTTCATTATTAGCTCTTTTAATAGCAGCTAATGAAGCAAATAGTCTCTCGGGTTTTTCTTTAACCCCTTGTGCCTGTAATAACATATAAGTACGCTGGTCATCTTGCCAACCAACAGGTCTCTCTCTAAAATATTCGAACCAACCTAATAGTTCTTCATAGGGCATTTCTTTAAGTAGTCTATAAACTGGCATATGTAGTTTAAATGCCAAGTCATAGACTTCTATCATTTCCTTATCTAATGTTATTTGCCCTGATTCACGTTTCCCAATCCAGAGAATGTGAGTACTTCATTAGACAGACGAGATAGCTCATCGACAGGAAATGCACTGAAATCTTCAGTTGATAACTGATCTGCTCCATCAACGGAACAACCAATCACATACTGTAATAGTTGGATACTTGCATTTTCATCTTCTCCAACAGCTTTTGACTTTTCTTGAATCTCCATAACTTGAGATACAGAAAGCTTCTTAATTGTAACGTCTTCACCCATAAATTTGGTTTTCTTAGACATTACTTTTCCAACGAGATGTTTCATTTTATATTCCTTACTTTTATTTACTATCATTAAATAACTGTTTGTTATTTTCTTGGAAGTCATCGAGTACTTTACGTACTGTATGTAACACAGATAATGTTTCCATGATCTCTCTACCTACTTCACTATTCTTGTCAAAATCTTGAAATCTTTCAAATGATTTACGAATACTAATATCAACACTACGTCTCATATGACGAAATGTAGTCTTCATAACAAATGATTTACTGAATGGTGGTTTATCTTGATTGTTATCAATCATAATTATCCTTAATATATACTATAAATACAACCAAGGGGAGCCTCAGATCTCTCTTTAGCGTCCCCTGGTAAATGGACTAGAAACTAGCCCAAATTGTCATTAGACGAGACCAACAGTCGCAGGACCGAAGAAGCCGCCTTGTGAAGACAATGTTAGTGTAGCTTGGTTAGCATCTGTTAACTGTGGGCTAACTAATAGAGCTTCGATTTTACCAACGAAGTAGAAGTTAGAGTTGTCAACAGAACCTAGACCAGTAGAACCTGCAGTGGTGCTTAGACCAGCTGGTTTAGCATTTAGCATAGAAAACTGGAAAGCATAAATCTTACCATTACCTACTAAAGCACCTAATGCTGAGGATGGTGCCCAGTCAGCAGGAATGTAGTTTAGAGTAATTTCTAAGTTAGGTGAATCAGACTGGCCTTGAATTTGGCTAGAAGTCTTTTGACCATAAACAGGTACGTTAACGATGTTAGCTGGTGTACCGATTTGTGGGAATTCACGGACGTTCTTAATTTCAGTGAAAGAACCAGTAGTAGCAAACTTAGCTACTAGTTCTGCTAATGTATCTACAGTTGTGAGATCAGTAATCTCAGTTGTATTTACGGCCATTGCTGAGAAAATACCAGCTCCGATTGATGTAATATGTGCCATGTGTTTTAATCTCCATAAGCTTTAAAATTTATTGAATAATCACCACGATAAAGAGATTTATCTGCGGGATCAAGGCC